AGAGTTTAAGAGTTTCTTAGTTGATATCTTTTCAAGTGACATCCCAGGCGATCTTGCCCCGGAGCCTCTCGCCGCTCGGCGTAAGGAACTTGAAAATTCGGGAGATAAATTCCGTCAATCTTACGACGATATCAATCTAGAGAAGGCCCTACATCCTAAAGAAGGACGGATTGGACGTGTACTGACGAGTCACGGTAAGGTTAGACTTATTGCAATACCTAGTTATTTCATACAGGTAATGTTTAAGCCTATCCACGATCTTATTTTCTCGATCCTCCGAGTCCTACCGACTGATTCAACTTTTGATCAGCAGGCAGGCCTTGAGCGGATTAAGTCAATAGGCGGTCAACGCCTACGATCCTTCGATCTCTCTGCTGCCACCGATCGTGTGCCACTACTTATACAGATTCCTGTATTAGCGGTCTTATTCACGATCCATGGGTACAGTAAATCGCACGGTCGTAAGATCGCCAACACTTGGGGTAAGATCATTCAAACGATCCCATTCTTCCTTAGTAAACGTAATAGTCGAACAGGTTTGATTGGACGTTACCTCAAGTATGGCTGTGGACACCCAATGGGAACTTATTCCTCTTGGGCGGCGTTTACCATAACTCATCATTTACTCGTTCAGATATGTGCTTATCTTGTTCTTATGTTTGGAGATCAAGCTGAGCACCATCTGTTCGGTACCCAATCTTCCGGCTTAGTTCGAGGGGTTCAATATCAAGAGTTGTGTAATACACACGACTCGTTCTCCAAGTTATGGTACGTGTCGTACCAGATGCTTGGAGATGATATAGTCTTCTTCGCTAATTCGAAGTTTGAGTTAGATGTTTCGAACCTTTATCTGGTTCTTATGCAGTACATTGGCGTGGAGATCCACCCCCTCAAAGGGTTTGACTCCGCGAATGCCTCGTTCGAATTTTGTAAAGAATTCGTCCGGGGTGGTGTTCTTCTTACAGCATTTAAGTGGGGAGAATGGGCTAGCGCTTACGAACCAAAACAATTCGTTAACGCTATACTGTCCTCAATGCTTAAAGGTATTAGCGTTGCTGACTCTGACGTCCTAGTCATGAGTGCAATCAACCTACTACCATACTGTATGAAGACAAAGATGAAGTATTTGGCGTCGTCCTTCTCTCCTATTACGGTTCAATTGAATGAACCTTCTAGGGAGATGACTTACATATCGTACTTGATTGTGAGTCTAATTACTTATACTCATCAAGTGGAGTTACCGCGCTGGGTGTCATACTGCATGGGAGCAGCACAACTTCCAGATTCAGTTCCTCCATGCAAGACTAATTTGGTGTTCCCAAGGTATTTCAAGACCTTAGTTGACCTTCTCAGTCTGATTACGACAGATTTATCACCAAAAGTGTTCCATCTCTGTACTCATCTGTATTCACAGATGATTACCACCATTTCAGGCATTGTGATTAAGAGACTTGACCTTAAAGGATCCCCTGTAACGGGTGTCCTCCAAGGGTTTCTCTTACAGTTTAT